TTCTTGAATATTAATTTGCTTTAGCAGGCTTATGCACTGATTATTTTGTGAGATTTTTTTATTTTTTTCCGAAATATTTTCAATTTCTTTCGTTAGTGAACGGAATTCATTCTCAAGTTCTTCCGTATCATTTTCAATTTCTAGCATCGGCAGTATGGTAGTATCCTTCAATTTGTTATCGGACAACCATTTTTCTATCGTTGCTATTTTTGATTTAACTCCGGAAATCTCCAGAGATAAATTCTTAGATTTTTCTTTGAAAAGCTCAAAAAGCTCAACATACTCTTCAAGGTGCAAAAGATCAATTAAAAACTTTTTACGGTTAGTATCGGTAGCAGTAAGAAACTGCAAACTAGCATTTGTATTTTGATAAACTAACTGAGAAAATGTTTTAAAATCTGTGCCAATAACTTCTTGAATTGTCTTAAAAGTATTTGTAGCAGTATGACTAGATATATCTTCGCCATTCTTTATAAAACTTACTTTTATATTTGCTTTTCTATTTATATCAATTATATACTCATCCTCGTCTTTTGTAAATTCTAGATGAATATTGTAACCGTCATTTACATAACGATTTGGAATATCTGCTTTTTTAATGCCTTTTGAGTTCTTATTAAATAGTGCTTCTTCAATAATTAACGGTATGGAGGACTTCCCCATACCGTTCGTACCAATTATCTGCGTTACTATATTTTCTTTTAAGTCTAGAACATTTCCAGCGCCATAACTAAAGCAATTATCCCATTGCAGTTTTTTGAGAGTAATCATTAAAAGTACCTACTATATTCTTAATTTTTTCATCGTCCAACTCTAAGATATATGCTAGATACTCTACTAGCTCTTCTTGAATTGTCATTTCTTTATCAATTACTAAAGCCGCTTCACTACTTCTCTTTACTACTTTTTTATCAAGAAGTTCGCTATTTTTAACTGCGGCCAAGTCTTGAATATCTCCCTCTAACTCGTAGATAGTGTGATGAAACTCTGTAGGTAACATTTCATCGGGAGAAGTTACAGTTTTTCGTATTAGTTGCGGTAAATCAAAAGGTTCCCACATCCAAGCCCAATCTTGAGGATTAATTAGTATGTACCCGGTCTGTACTTCTGTTCTATGAAAAGAAGTAGTCATAGGACTGCCAGGATATACAATATTTCGCTGACTATTACTATGTGCGTGTAAATCTCCTGCAAATACAACTGGAAAATCTTCAAACCTGTCTAAGTCCACCTCTGGCTTGACATGGGGAGGAATCTCGCCTCGTACATGAGTAAAGAGAGGAAGGTAGGGATTAAACTGCTCTATACTTTCCTTTCTGTGTAAATCCGCATAAGGTAATACGCTAAATCCCATATCTTCATCGACATAGGAAATATCCACTATTTGAACTAATGGATTTATGTCTCTACTTACCTGTTTAAGTTGAGTAAAAAATGTTTTATTCTTTTTTGTTGCTTCGTGATTGCCGTCATAAATGAGCGTGGGAATCTTTACTTCCCGAATAAACGAGAAGTAAAGTTCCAACTCTTCCATGTTCGGCAGACGGTCAAAAAGGTCGCCACCAATAATGTGCATATTGCACTGCTGTTCAAGAGAATGAATCTGCTCGAAAAATAACTTGTAGCGATTTAATGCCCACTCGCGTGGTACATTTTTTTGACCTAGCTTTAAATGCCAGTCTGCCGTAAAAAGAATCATGAAATGGCAAACTCCGCATCAAGTGCTTCATCATCAATTTCATTTGTGTCTGCCTGACGTACACGGTCAAGCAACTCTTTTTGAGCATCAGGCGTAGGACGAGGCATAACATCATCCATAGACTTCAGATTTGCTACAAGCTCAGCTTCGTCATCGTCGAGAGCACGAGGCTTGCACTTCAATACCTGAAGTTGATACTCTACATTGTAGGGCAGAGGGCCAGTCTTAACTCGCTTGAACTTAACGTCCCAGCCAGTTTCTGCATCAGTAGGATCGCCTAAATCTTCAGCAGCAGTTAGGATTTGCTCCCACAACTTCTTTTTCAGATTGATGATCTTGACTTCGCCATTGTGAATGCACTGCATTACATAGCTCCAGCCACACTTCAGATCAGGGTAGTATTCACGAACCCAATCTTTTTCTTTGTTGTTGAACCGCTCTTCATTACGGTCGAAAGACAGACACTCCAAAGGAATGTTCTTGTCATTTTCACCAGTTACCCAGTATACATAGCGAGCGAGAATATCGCCTACAAGACGTACTGAGTTATCCCCTTCTTGGTAAGTAAAGGTTGTAAGACTTGATTTTTGAGCAGCGCCCTTTGATTTGTTAAAGCTTAGTGCCATTGTGTTTTCTCCTGTGGGACTTCTTCGTACAGAAAATGTAACTTGTCATCTTCCATATAAAGTAGCCTATTATCTTCTAAGTGTTGAAAGGGATCCATTGGCATTTCCAATAAATCTAATGTAATATCGCCAGAGGCGAAATACTCGCCAAGAGACCGCATACTAGCAAAAGCTAAGTATATTGCAATATCTCGACGAGTATGTCTAAACGAGTTGTAAAGAAGAACATCTGGATGTACGAGAAAGGAATCTCCCGCAAAGTTTATCTCATAAAATTTAAATATGGGATCGTACTTATTTCGGGGTATACTATTCTTGACCAACATCTCAAATATCGTAAAAATACTTGATGGTTCGCCATTTGTAATCGTGAATATCTTTTTCCAGTCGTATAGAAGCATATATTATACTAAAAATATAGTTCCGTGTCAAGAACTTTTTTTCTATCCTATTTGTTGAATTTTCCAACCCTGTTTCATATAAAACCCCATTCTATTGGAAGCTTGCGTTCTTGCAGTATTTCCTTTTAAATGAATGTCTATTATTGCTGGGGTGGGTTTTCCTTCTTGTTCTCGGATGACTCTTCCGATAAGTTGGGTAAGAAGGGGCTCATTGTTAATCGGTGTACCGAGTATAAGGACGGATAACGAGTTAACTGAGATACCTTCACTAAATATCGCTTGAGTGCCGAAAAGAACGTTTTTATTTCCATAGTTTATCTCATTGAGAAGAGTTTCTCTCTGTTCATGTGGGACTTCACCCGTAACACAAATTGCATTTTCTCCAACCAGTTCGGCGCAGCTTCGCAAAAAATGCACACGATCTGACACCACAAGTACTTTATGGCCTCGTGCCGCATATGTTGCTGCAAGAAGCGCAACGGTGTGTCGATATTCTTCATTGTTTGCAAGATTTGTTACACGATTTGCCCAAGGAATTCTAGCTCCATCCATGAATCGTATTTCTGATTTTATAATATGTATTTCAGGCGTCATGAAGTTTTCTTTCGGGGGTTTGAAAACTTTGCTGCCAAAGTAATCGCGAAAGACTACATGCTTGCCATCTTTTCTTTCTATTGTGCCAGATAATCCAATCTTATAGCGAGCATAATTTGTGTCGATGACTTTGGAAAAAGTTGGACTACTCACATGATGCATTTCATCCAATATAATTGTTCCAAATTCTTTACGAATCTTCTCGATATTGCGGTATAAGCTCTGAGTATTCCCAATTACAATAGGAGCATCAAGATCAAACTTACCACTTCCTATAATTCCTGGCGTAATTCCGTAGACTTTCTCTACTTCTTTTGCCCACTGGTTCCTTAGAGGAACTGTGTGTACAATAACAAGTGTTTTTTGTCCGAGTTTTCCGGCGATCGCCAACCCCGTGAAAGTCTTTCCCCAGCTTACCCACGCGTTGACGATACAATTATCATCGAGTTCGTCGTAGACGGCCTGTTGAGATTCACGGAGTAAGTACCTAAAATCAGGAAAATCAACAGGCACCATAATCCTTTTGTCAACAATTTCATAGTCATTTGGTATAAGGTCCGTTCTTCCAATTGGTATGGTGACAAGATTCTCTCGAATCCTTGCCATATTTTTTATAACAATAGGTGGGTCATTTGGATTCTGCGGAGGTATTTTATATGTTAGCTCTTTACTGAGATGCTCTTTGTACTCTCGCGTTACTTCCAAATAAATTCTATTGCTAATAACTGCTTTCATAATCCTAAATCGGTTTTTGCTGTAATATACTGTTTCACAAATTCGCTTCGTACTATATCCTTTATATCAAAGTCAACAAAGTCAAACTGCTCCATTGCCTTTAAAATACGAACAAATTCCTGTAGTCCATTTTTAGCTAAATCTGATTGCCTGAAGTCTCCACAAAAAATAACTCGGCAGCCTTGCCCTATTCGAGTTATAATTGAGTCTAGCTCATGAAAACTCATGTTTTGGCATTCGTCAATCATTATTGTTGCATTTCTAAGTGTAACTCCACGAATAAATGAAGTTGTCATAAAATGTACTAAACCCTTTGTTTTTAATATTTCATAAGCATCGCCTCTTTGAAACAGCTCAATACAAATATCTTTGTAAGGCTCTTCATATACTGATGCTTTTTCTTTCTCATTTCCAGGCAAAAAGCCTATATCACGAGTAGGAACTGCACTTCTTATAATTACTAGCCTTTCATAGATATTTTTTACCATATCATCGAAGGCAAGATAGCAAGATATAAAAGTTTTTCCTGTTCCTGCAACTCCGTGCAGCATTAAGTTTTTATTACTCTCAAATGCTACAACTTGATTTTTAGTTAAAGGTTCAATTTCTTGTAAATCTAAATTTGCTCCCGCAAGAGTCTTTTTTCGTCTAGTAGCCATAAAATTATACTTTTCTTCGAGTGTCCTTTAGTCGTTCTTCGGAGTACTCGTATAATAGCCAAGGCAGTCCGCCTATATGCAATACTCCAGCCCATGTTTTTTCTATGGGAGGAGGTCTTGGTATAGTAAAAGGAAAATTAATATCCTTTAACCAAAGTACAGAAGCAACTTCTTTTCTTTCTATTTTTCGTATTTTATAATATTTGAGAGAAGCGTTCATAGTTTTTTGGTAGATAAATGGAGTACCATTACTATCTATAAAAGACTTAGTGGTTTGCTTCAAAATTCCAATTAACGAATCAATAGAGTGTTTAAGAGGTACTAGTTCTGTAAAATGAGTTTGTAAACGACGTATGCCGAGGGAAGCCCCCGGCATATTTTTATCGTCTACTACTTGATTATCGAGTAGCAGTAATCCATCTATAAGTTCCCAGTTACTATTTGGAAGAATATATACTGGGAACTTAATTTTCTTTATTTCTCTATAAGTAACTATCACTGTGCATAGGATTTTTCAAACTTACCCATAGAGTAATCGTCTCCAACTTCAAAGTCGCATCCAACGGGAGCGCCCGATATAGATACTCCTCTATCCATTTGAATAAACTTTTGTAGATTTTCACAGTAAAAATCAATTTCATTTTCTGGAACTTCTGCTAATATTGAGTCATGAACAAGTGCAAAGATTCTTGATTTCATTCTTTGACTTTTTATAAACGAACCCATGTCTATAGCCCCTAAAAGGTTAATATCAGAAGCAGTAGACTGCACCAGAAAATTAAGGCCAGACCTAATGCTATGACTCTTGATGCCTGCGTCTGTCGATGAGACATTCGGCAATCTCCTCTTGCGACCAAAAAAGCTATATACAAATCCATTATGCTCAATAAATTTTTGATTATTATCAATCCACTGTCTCAATTTATGAAAAGATTTAAAATAATCATCAATAACTTCTTTTGCCTCTTGCTGGCTAAAATAAGTACCCGAATCTTTAGTAACTTGTTCACTAATTTTCTTTGGGCCTGCGCCATACATAATACCAAAGGTTACGGCTTTAGCTGCTTGGCGCTGTGTGCCGTATAGCTCTGCCACATCTTCTACATTACAAGGCAGTTTAAAAACTGTTTTTGCAATCGTACTGTGAAAGTTTCCACCACTGCGAAATACATTCATAAGAGCTTCATCTTCTGCGAGTTTTGCGGCTACATATACTTCTGCAGTTGTTAAGTCCATTGCCACGATCTTATGACCTGGCCCTGCTTTAATGCACCCCTTGACAATAGGATTATCTCTAGGAAGCTGTTGCATATTTAACTTACCACTACTTGATAAACGACCAGAAGTCGTACCATGTAGATTAAAGTTTGTTCTCAATCGACTATCTCTGTCGAGTTGAGGAATAATTTTATCAAGATAAGTATTCTTGATTTTAGATTTTTGTCGAATATCAAGTATAAGTCCAGGTACTTCCGACTGTGCTGACAGTGCATTTAATACTTCTGCATCAGTGGAGTCAGCACCTGTACCTGTCTTCTTTCCTGTAGGGTTTAAGCCCAGCATATCAAACAGAAGCTTTCGAAGTTGCACTGTACTGTTTGGATTAAACTCTGCTCCTTGTATTTCTTCGAACTTACGAATCTTTGGATTCTTATATAAAGTTTCAATGGCCTTATCAATATCTTGTTGCATAAGCTCTTGAGACATCTCTAGTCTTTCCGCATCAAAAGGTACGCCATTGTCTTGAGTATCAATAAGAAATCTACAACCTGGGATAAGAATGTTATCGTAAACCCATGCCAACTTCTTGTTCTGCTTGATTTTTACAAACTTTTCGTATATTAAAAAAGTACATACTGCATCCATTGCAGCATATGTTTTCATTATATCAAAAGGAATCCAACTCCATTGAAAATCTCCTTTCAAAATACCATTTTCTCTACGATACTGATCAATCCAATCATACATTGGCTTCTCGTAGTCACCATAGGGAGTATACTTTAAGGATAATTGCTTGAGTCCATGACCTCCAGGATTCTCGTCAATCAGATAATGAAGTAACATGGTATCTTCAAAGCTCGGAAACTTGAAGTTAAAATGATACTCAAAAAATGCCATATCAAACTTGGCATTATGAAAAACTACTGTTTTGGTGTCAAATAATTGCTGTAGTAACTGTTCAGTAGTATCATCAAAGCAGTCGGTATCAATATAAGCCCCGAAAAGCCCATTATAAGAAAGACTAATACCCAGCATGTGACCGTTTCGAGGATAAAGACCAGTTGTCTCTGAGTCGAGAGCCACATATCTACAGGGATCTTTAATGGCTGCCTTAATAAATTCATTTGCTTCTTCCGTGTCTTGTATGCCAAAAGCAATACTATTGTCTATAACTACTTCTTCTATTTCTCCACGAATGTAAGAAATAATATTATCTTTTGAAGATTCCCACGTATTTCTTGCTTCGGGTTTGAACGCAAGCATAGCAGGATTAATAACAGGCAAGAACTTACCTTCTACTTTTTTGCCTGAATACTCTGTCACAGAGTTAATTTTGGTAAAATACTTGAGAGCATCTGAACCTACAAGTATTACCCAATCATACAAATCTGTATCAATTTGTATGTCACAATCTCGCTTTAATACTTTTTTAATGTTAGGGTCTGAGCACAGTTGAAATTGGTCAAAATCAAATGCGCCACCGAACTCATAACTAAAATCTGTTCTACTTGGTTTGGTCTCTATTAGAGCGACCTTTGGGCTCGTCATATTGTGTTCCTTAATTTCTTATATCATTGAAAACCAGTACGCCTAATCCGGCTACAGTAAGAAGTAAAAACCATCCGGCTAATAGTTCCATATCTCTCTCCTATGAATAAAGTTTTTGTTTCAATTTTTGTACTTGATTTTCCGATAGACCACCTGGATCCATATCGGGTATATTTACACTTCGTGTGACTAAATCAACATTTTCACACATTTGTTTTACATTCATTGCTGCTTTTTGACCCGCTTCATCCCCGTCAAAGAATACTACTGCTTGCTCGACTCCTTGAAGTCGAAGAATAGATAACTTATCTTCATTGATGTTGCGAGTACCAAAACAACATACTGCATTTGTTAATCCTTTATCGTGCAGATTAATCATATCGTAGATTCCTTCTACTAAAATAACGCTGCCCTGTATCGGGTTTACTTTCGCGGGATACAGAGGCATTCGTGCCCCAGGCGGATTAATGAGATACTTCGGAGTACCTCCAGTCATATGCCTTGCATTGAAGGCTACAATCTTTCCTGATATGTCACGAATCGGAAACACAACTCGACCAATAAAATGCTCATGGTCTTGAAATGCTTCAAACTTACGATAGGTTTCCGGTTTAATACCTCTCCAGTTTCCAACGTAAGGTAATGCACTTGGGGGAAAAGGCAAGCCCACACTTTCAGCTCTCTTTTCACGAATTTTCTTCTTAATAAGTTCTCTGCGTAAGTGTAGAAAACTTGCCTTTTCTCCAAAATGCACAAAAAGGCTTCCCTTGAATCCACAAGAGAAGCAATGAAAAATACCTGTAATCTGATCCACTCGCATACTCGGATTATTGTCATCATGCTCAGGATTGAGACATGATACTACAAAATCTTTTCCTTTTGGCGAAAATGGAACGCTTTTACTTTCTAAAAGTTCTTGTACGTTCATCCCATTATTACATCATCAGTAGATGTTTTAAAATCATTCTTCATTACATGAGGATCTATGTACCCCATGATAGGAATATCGTGAGGACTTGTATAAGTTACTCGTGGAACATAGTATCCTTTTGCCTCCCACTGGAGACGCAGTAAATTATCATAGCCTTCAACATCTTGGTATGTACCATTGTTGTCATTGTGTACTCTATAAGACATTAGCAGTCCGAATCATAGCTTTGCCACTCGTCGTATTCGGTAGGCTCATCATACTCATCTTCACTATACCCGTCAGCAAAAGTATGTATTAGAGCCTCTTCAATAGCGTACTGGCAACCTTGATAGTAGTCTTTATGCTCATCGTCCAGTAGATGAAAAAACGCAGAAATACGGGCAAGCATTGTTTCTGCCAGCTCAAGATTCTGTTCTGACATTGCTGCCTCTAAAATATCAAAGTAAGGGCCGACCTTAACTTCTACTCTGGGGGGTAAGCTCATCTTTTTATCCTATTAGAATCCGTAATTCCAAGTGTAGTATCCGCCAGGGAAAAACCATGGAAATGCGTATATTGCTGTAAACACTAGAAGTGTAGCAATTGCCTCTACTTTTAATTTACTATCGGGTATATCTGGTTGCATTATCTTCTCATACTCGCTAAATCTTTCATTTGTTGTTCGTCTATAATAGGGATGGCATTGGACTTATGCATGGTTCCAATACCTTTAACAAGGGTTCCCGTGTAACGTGGCGCTTCCACTCGAGGGGCAACTCCAACTGTGTCGGGAACCGAGGGATACTCCGTGGTACTCCTGCGGAAATGAGGTCGTTGAGGGGTACTGACACCCCCAGTCTTAATAGATACAGCTTTTCGTCGCAAACTTTTCTTCTTTCTTCCAGAGATAGTGTAGCCCAATGATCCATAATAAAGCCCCATAAAAAACTCCTGCCAATTGAAGATATATTATACCAAAAATCAGCAGGAGTGTCAAGAACTATTTTTAGATGTCGTTTATTTCTTCACCAGTTTTATGTTCTTCCGCTTCTTGTTCGTCTGGTGTTAGTGCGGATTCGGGCCCTATCTTTAGAGTTTCCCAGTTCATTGTTGAAGTGAATGTTCCCATCTTTCCACTCCTCATCTTGGTACAGTTAAATGTCATAATCGCATCTTCCGTTTTCCAAGTGTCAATTGTAAACGCGGCATCTGCTGCGTCGAGAATACCCTTTGCAAATCGGGCTTCGCCCGTAGCATCTATTTGATAAGGACTGTAAACCGGCACTTCATACTCCTGGGCCATTGATTTCAGTGCTTTACTTACTTCTATCTGCTCAGTCCAGTCATACTGTCCAGCGCGAGATGGAAGATTGGAACGCTTTACTTGATTAATGTAATCAACAATAATTACACCGACATCCATTGCACTTTTGACTTTCTTGTCAAGCTCTGCGCGAATCTTTGAAAGAGTCAACGATGCATCATAGACAACATCCAACTGCTGAGTCGGGAGAAGCTCGCAGTTAGTCTTTAAATCGTAGTGTAGACGATCAAAGTCTCGATGATCGTTATACTCTTTTAGTTTTTCGTCGGCATCGACAAAACGATTCGCCCACCAAGCTGCTACTAGCTCCCACTCTGTAACACTAAGGTTACGTTTACGAATTTTATCGTGTGAGACTCCGGTAGCAATCGCGCAACATCTTTGTAAAATTTCACGGCTATCCATTTCGATTGTGAAATAGATGGCAGACTTTCCACTTTCATACACTGTATTTGCAATGTTACAGCAAGTAATGGATTTCCCTGACCCGCGGCGACCCCCGACAAGAATCAAGTCTCGGGGAGAAAACTTGAATTCTTCGTCGAATGCGGAGTTCATACCGAGGGGCAGGTACTTGTCCAATTCCTCATCTGCTGGGAACAGGGAAATACGTTGCATACTTTCCTGGGGCTGCTCTAGTTCAACTTTATCTTCTATATCTAGAACAATCTGATGCAGATGAGATACCGACTCTTCCGCATCTTCAAAAGATATGGAGTTGTCGATATACTTTTCGAGTGAGTACAATATCTCTTTTTGAGTGTACTCATTCTTGAGGTATTGAAGCAGCATAGAAGGTTCTGCTTCAACTTCCAGTGCTTCGATAGCAAGAAGTTTTTCTTGCGTAGCACTATCCCGAATCTCAAACTTTAGATCCTCAAAAGAAGGAACAGTATGATACTTCTGGGAATGTCCATCAATAATACTAAAGATGGTGTGGTATTCGGTAGGTAAATAATGCTTACGCAAATAACTCCAGGTATCAGAATCCTGAAGCATAATAATCTGTTTGATTAATGCAGAAGCAATGTTCAATTTATTCCCCGAATACACAAAAAAGCAACCGTAACGCACCCGCTACGGTTGCTGAAAAGAAAGTCTACTTAGCTAGCAGCCTTTTCTTTTTTTGAAGCGCCGTCATAGTCAGCGGCTGAAAGGCCACGACGAGTCAGCATAGTCTTGACACCGCGAGCAGTCTTGCCGATTGCTTCCGCGATCTCTTCAACAGTCATTCCAG